ACATAATTAGTAACTGTAGGAAATATATTACTTATATTTACATTATCAATAAAATAATATGGTTTCTTATAAGAAGGTCTCATATAATAATTATTGATTATCTGTGAAAACATATCAGATGTTAATCTACTAACACCGAAGTGAACAGTAGATCCTGCATCATAACATTTAAATTGTTTATTAACTGTATATTCTGCAATACAATTTAAAACATGTAAGTAATCATCTGGGAGATAAGTTTCATAAGTAGCTCCAAATAATTTTGAATTAGAAACTAATGGGCTACCTGAAACTGTAGGATAACTTGTTTGTAAATTAGGTGTTAAAACAGCCGTACCTTTTAGCACCCTCAAATCATCTGATCTTTGTTGGTCTATTTCATAACCATTATATACTTTATTAATATATTGATTAACGGCTTTATTTATAAAGTAGTTATAATCTTCAAGGAGTAAGCTTGGAGCCTGTACCTTATTTAGTTCAATGAGAGATGCCTCAAAAATTTGTCTGCTCGTGGACACTATTTATATTGTTTTAATTTATAAACTATTTCTTTACTGTAGCCTTTTTTGCCTCTATCTTAGTGGGAGTTTCCTCTTTTTCAGTTTCTTCAAAATAGGGTATATCTTTAGTGAAATCATCCTTAATTCCTTGAATTTCTTGTTTAGTTAACAAGTTAGGATATGTTTCACGTTTAATTGAATCTAATAATTTCTTAAATCTAATATCTCTTAAGAATGTAACAGTAGCTTCCATTGAACCACCTAACATCTTATCATCATATTTATAGATTCCATCAGATTTTCTAATTACTCCTCTATCAATTGCATCAAGTAAGAATAATTGCATTTTCCAATCTTCACCTTCATATAATTCAATAATCTTTTTAGGTGTTTTTTCGGCTTTTTCAATTAAGAAATCAAGAATATCAGCAGGCATTGCATTATTTAAGTTTCTACCAAGAACTCTACATTTTTTAATTCGTTCAGATTCAGAATCTTCATGAATGTATTGCATAGCTCTAAATACAAGAATCTTTTTATCAACTCTAATTTTAGTAATTTCTCCCGGTCTTTCTACATATAAATCAGCCATACCGTAGCGTTTAGCTCCACCATCTATAACAAGTTCACCATTGACATCACGTTGATATCTATCTTTAGCAATCCAATTACAATGTTCAATTGATTCCCAATTTGCTTTATCAACAATATCATCTAAATCAAAATGTGTACCATCAACAATTTCAAAAACCATATCAGCAGGTACAAAATGTTTTAAACCTTTACTCATTTGATCAATATCATCCTCTGATAAAATCATTTCTGTACTACCGGGTGCTCCTTTAACTGTTTTTACACAATCTGGTAACCTACCTGTTTTAGGATTCGGACATGGTTGAATAAAATAAATTTGACCAACTTTACCATAAACACTCCTAAGAATTATTTCATTATTCATATATCATATATTTGTATTTTTTCTTTTAATCTACTTGTTACTTATCTAAAATAGAAGAGATAGTTTTAATTATCTCTTCTATTTGATTTATATATATCTTTAAACTCTATTTTATTATACTTATTATACCTCTTCCAAAATAAAACTACGGTAAGGTGCATAAGCTGTAATTGAAGAGAATCCAGTTACAATTAATTTAGAACCAGCCACTGGGCTAGATACTATACCACTTGTAATACCATCAATTCCGCCTACCAGCGAAAATTAACTATATATTTCTATATAGATTAGACTATCTCTTTAACTCTTCTTTATATTTAAAAATAAAACCTTTACATTGTTTAGTAATACCTCGTAATACTTTTCCAACGTTTGGAAATTCTTCACGACAACTAGAATATGTATCCCATGTCTTTACGAATTCTCCTTGTAATGTATATTGATTAATTTGTCTAGGTTTACTACTTAATGATGTATTTTCTATATTAGTTAACACATCTTCTTTAATATAAGACCACTGAAATCCTTTATAAGTATTATTTGTAGCAGCCTTTGATTGTAGACTTTTTTTACTAAACCCTAAACTAGTTGCAGCAGATTCACAATTTTCAAATTCTCTAATAAAGTTTCCTTTTAGATCATATTGATATATTTTATCCAATGCAGTTCTTTTAATTTTTTCTTTAACAATATATTTATCTAATTTTTCATAACTTAAATAATATCCTTTACATAAATACTCTTTACTAATAGCATCTCTTACATTTTCTCTTGTACATTGTAACTCTTTTATAAGTTCAGATGTATTTTTATAATAAGTAAGATATTTACCATTTATATCATATTTATAAACTACTTTATCTTGTGGAATATTTAAATAATCAGATAAGTTTAATACTGATACTTTCTCTGTAGACCACAAACTATTAAAACTTATTGATTTATTAATATGAGCAAAACTTATTGCCATTGATGAACATCCAAGTTCTCTTGCAGCATCATCAATAGATTTCCATGATTGTAAATAATTACCATTTAAATCATATTTATGAATTTCTTTACTACAATCTGGTGAAATAATTCCGCCAAGTTTCATATTATATACATCACTTCTTTTTAAAAATTCTTCATTTACAATAATAGATTCAGCTTCATATGCATCATCCATATTATTAAATCTAAATAAAGTAATTCGTTGAAATGAATCAAATCCGTATTTCTTAACAGCTTTTTGAAAAATTGTCTTAGGAAATTTATTAGTAGAAGGTTGATAGATATTAAGACCATTTCCAATGTAACCATCAAAAATTTCGTCATTTTCTGTACCATGTACTCCTACATAGATTTTCCTATTCTTTACATTTATTGTTAAATAAACTATATACATTTTTATTTTTAAATTTATTCTTTTATTAAGTTATCTTCCATTTCGGGTATTAACCCTACGTCCAAACGGACTAGTCGTTGAACCTTTATTAGTGCTTCTCTATGAGCTTGCATTATCTAATACTTGGCTGCTGATTGTCTTCTATTAAATAATAGTAAGAGTTTCCAGCAATTAAAAAGTTATTGTTCATGGTGCTTACGCTACCAGCCTGGCATAGGCTTTTTTGTATGGTTTACCAGGATATTTTGATGTGACAAATTCTGCACCTTCTAAAGTATGGGCTGAAATTGCAGGTTCATTAGTACTCATGTCTGGTGTCATATCAAGACATATTCCATAAGCTTTTCTATCATATTCTTTAGATAAAGCACGGTCTACTATAAAAGATACTGTATTACCAGAAATTTCATAAGAAACAAATGTTGCACCTACTTTAACAGGGTTTTCAACTTTAACCATTGATTGAGTTGCCTTAGAATACAACAACGTTGGAGTTGAATTCCATAATTTTAACCAATCACCTAAAGTAGAGTTAATCATAGTCCATAATTTATCATTTACAACAAATGTATAATGATTACCTGTTGCGTTAGCAGCCTTATCAGTCATTTGTCCCATTACCGTATTAATAACGTTAATGTTTAACTTTGCAAATTTAAATTTAGAAGCAAATCGTTCTATTTGTGGAATAAGTCCGTCACCTGCAATAAGCGGACGACCATCTTCTGTTAAACAGGTTGATTTACCATTAACATCCATTGTAGTTTTTTGCCACAATAATGCATTATTTTTACTTGTATTGAAAGAATCTAAAAGGTCTTTCTCCATTTTATTCAATTTGAAGATTTTCTCTTTTAATTCACCAGCTCCTTCACCTTGCGCAATCTTAATAAATTGATCTTGCATTTGAGCATAACGAGAAGAATAACCTATATCATTCCTATGTTCTGTAAGCCAATTTCTATGCTTTTCAATATTCATTAATGTTAACTTATAGTTTCCTATAAGATCAGACTATATTATTAGCTTTTGTATTTAAATATAAAACCTTTACATTGTTGTTGTTGCCCTCTTAAAACTTTTTGAACACCTGTTCCAAACTTTGAACAAGCTAATGTAATACTATCAAATTCTTCAATTAAATCACCTACTAGACTAAATTGTTGAACTATTTTCTTAACATTTCTTTTATCTATAAAAGTTTCTAGCCTCTCTTTATATTCTAAAGAAATTTGATAATCTTTATATTGTCTATTAGTTCGAATAGCTGTTGTTATAGAACTAGTTGACTTTATATTGAAAAAATCACAAATTTCATTCCCAGAATTTAAAGTAATAATAAAATCCCCATTTAAATTGTATATGTAAATAGATTTATTTTTTAGTGATATTTTTGAAAATCCACTAAAAATCTCATGTAATTCAGTAGAATAATAAAATCCTTTTGATTTATACCCACCTTTTACTGATCTTTGTATAGATTGTAAAGTATCATTATTATCTTTTGCTGCTTCTACTAATGAATTATAAGTTTCAATGTATTTACCATCTTCATTATATTTATAACAAGTTTGGCCTACACTATTAGTATATTTTTTTATATCAATTTCTAAATCTATTGATCAAAAAAATTGTTTGCAACTTCCTTTAAATTTATTTGCATTACTTATTGCTGTATCTGATATACAATAAAAACTAGATGCTTCTATTATAGAAGTCCATTGTTTTAATAATATACCATTTAAATCAAATTGATTTATTTTAATCGAATAGGAACTACCTCCTAAACCTCCTAATTTAGCATTATAGGTGTCTTTTCTTTGTATAAATTCTTGATTTACTAATTGACATTCTAATTTAAATGCATCCTCAGCTAAATCAAATGTAGCTAAAGTAATTCTTTTAAAATTAGATGTCCCGTATTTTTTTACAGCATATTGTAAAGGAGTTATAGGATTCATATATGAAGATGGATTATTTAACTTAATCCCACATCCAATGTAACCATCAAATGTATCTATATCTGTTTTATGAACCCCTATATATATTTTATTATTTTTTATATTTGTTGTTTGATAAACAATGTATTTCATTTTATACTTTTTATTAAAGTTAGTTTTTCTTTCCACTAATCAAAGTGTACTCTCTTCCGAGATAGTCGTTGAACGTTCCTTAGCACTCCATAAATATGTTTGTGCAATCTAAGGCTTCGCTGCTGATTGGCATATACTAAAACATAATCGTATTTAGCGTTCCAGCAATTAAAAAACTTAGTTCGAGTAGCTTTAGGCTACAAGGAGCAATATTTGTTTACTCTGGTATTTGGTATAACCTTCTTCAGAATATTCTGGCATAATATTCGAAAGGAATCTAGTAGTTCCACCTACTTGACAATAAGTAGTATCAATTACTGCTGAAAAATCACTATCAATTAATTGACATGTATATTCCCAGAAATTATCTGCTTTTCTTTGTGGCGTAGTTTTAACAATAAACTGTTGACGAGAGCCATCAATTTTTACAGTATCAAATTTTTCATAATACCTTTCTTTAAAATACATAATGATATCCGAACCACCAGAACCATCACCAGTTGGAGCTGCTGCAAATTCAACTCGTTTAATAAATTCAACATCAATCTCCCACTCAATTTGAAGTGAATTAATTGGCTGAAATTTATTTGCAGTTTTTTGATTATAATACACGTTCATTAAGGCTTCTGTTAAGAATGTTGCCGTGTTATTCGGTGCCATTCGAGCCATAACTCCCATCATCTTTGGTCTTGTACCTAACAGTTTATAGAAATCCTCATAGGTTCTATTTGATGCAACTTCAGGTTTTACGTTAACGTAACTTGCTACTAACATATGTTAATCTGATTTTTAAATTAAATCGTGAATACTTTTAATTTCTTTATCGGATGTTCTATGAACAACCGTTGTCTTATCTTTTTTCAATTTACTTATCTCTGATTCATATGCATTCTTTAAAGCATCAAATGATTCTTTACCATAACGTAAAAACCAAGCAGCTTCATATAATTTTTTAGGATCATTTAAAGTTTTATAAAAATCACTAGTTCCATTTTCATCTAAGTCCAATAAGAATGAAAGAACTTCATCTTTCTCTTCATCTTCTAATTCGATTCCGTAGAATTCTGGTGTCTGCACTGCTACATCAACCATAGTATCTGAAAATTGATTGTATTCTTCATCTTTTTGTCTTTTTAAATCTTGTTCCTGAGCTACATTATATTGATCTTCTAATTCTTTATATTCCACTCGTGTTTTATCTATTTTTTTCTTGAATAAATCTTCATTTTCTAACTCTTTTTTAAGAGCTTCGGCTAATTCATCATCTGTTAAATCATACTTATTTTTCTGATCTAATAAAAACAGCTCTTGGTCATCATAAGAATCTATATCATAATTCTGAATTGGTGCAACACCTAACTCTTCAATAATAGACTGTTTATAATTTTCCAGAAATTGTTCTATACTTAAATTATTTGATCTTAAATGATTTAATAATTCTACTTCTGTATCATCTAAATCATCATTATTCTCTTCATTATCTTGATTATTTAATATAGCAAGTTGTTCTTCTTTACTTAATTCATAAAAATCAACTTCCTTTTCTACATTATCTTCGTCAATTATTGCTACTTTAGCATCATTAATTCCCTTACTTTTTAGTAATTCATCTAATACATTCACACTTGGTTTATTTGATTCTTCACCAAATAAATTAAAATCAGACATATCTTCTGAAATAGGGGTTTGATCAATATTAGTATTTTTTGATAATTCTTCTGTTAAATCTAACTCATTATCAAAAACATCTTCTAATTCATCCATATTCATTTACATTTACATTATTATTTATCTACTATATCTATATGTGATTAATCTATTGTTATAAATTGTTATTATTTAATACAAAAATACAGTATTTACTTGTAATAAAACATATAAATTATAATAATTATTACTGAAGTTTATAAAATATAATTGTATTAAATTTTATTAACATTTTATTTAATAACTTCTTTAGCTTTAGCTAGAAACATTTCTCTATCCTCTAATCCGTTGTAACCACCATTTATTAAATGTGTAATTACTTTAATATTATCTTCATCAGCATATTTATTTAAATTTCTTGTATGCCAATATCATATAGCACTTACTGTTGCATATTCAGGAGTTTCTAATAATTCAGGATGATCTAATAGTCTTTCATCATTAAATATGAATTTGCTAATAGCAATATAATTTAATCTACCTGTTATTTGTATTAATCCTCTACCTTTAAATTTAACTCCATCTCCAGGATTTATATTACCAAGATCTTTTCTGCCCTCATATGCTCTACCTGATGCTAGTTCTTTAGTATAAACAAACTCCTCGCTTTCAACTGCAATTTGAGCTAAAAAATGCTGAATTCGTAATGCTGTATTTACTTCATACTTAGCAAAGTATGTATTTAAATATGGAACATATTTAGTTAAAACTGAAATTGATTGTTTTGGACAAATATGTTTTAATTGTTCTGTTGTTATATTCATATTAATTCTTTTTAATATTTAAGTATATATTTATTCTATATTATTTATATAAAGCTATTGCAACCGTTATAAATGCAATCCATTCTAATATATACATCCATTGAGAAAATTTATTACTTAAAAGGTAAAAGATTAAAGCACTCACTACCGTGATTATATTCAACCACCAAAAATTATAGCAAAATAAGATGGATAGTTGACTCAGCAAAATAGCTATGAATGAACAAATATTATGCGTGTCTGCCGTGATTAAGTCCTGCCTGAAATTACACGCTATCCCAACAAAACAAATAAAACATCCACTAAAGAACATAAATCCATCTATAGCCATGATTACGGCAGGAATAGCATAACCCCAACAAAACACTAAAAATAGCCAGTTATATTTTGTTGGTAGACTGTAATAGCTTGCAGAAATAGAATTTAACCATCCATATTTAAACAGGATAGCTAAATTAT